CATCAACTCCTCGGGGTGGCCGTACACACTATGCATAGCCTTCAGCGTCGTAGTCTTACCTGTACCGGACTCGTTGTTGATTAGGTTGATGATGGCTCCCTTGAGGTTCAGCAGTTTCATAAGGGGGGCACCAAAAGCCGTAAAGAAGCCAAATGCCATAGGCTCAAAGCCGGGGTTGTTGTAGACATTAATAACAGACTGCCACTCTTCTAGCGTGCCTTGTGGCTCAAACCACGGCGCTAATTCTTTAGTGTAACTAGACGGTGGGCTATACCTGTCGGCGTCGGCGCAAATTTCTGTGTCGCCTACTACAAAAGATTTATATTTATCTGTCCAACCAAACTGCGTTCTCATAATTTCTGCCTCGTGTTTGAACTGCAACTCCTTAGTAAACCGCACAACATAGAACATAATCGCTTCCATCTGCTTAGTCATGGCAACGATTCCTTGATAAGCAAGTTTGTCCCGCAGTTTCTCTTTTGCAAGTAAATCCATAGCCGCCAATGCAAATTCTTTGACTCCATCTTTTGGTGTGTGCAGCCTCATCCAAACCATTTCGCCGTACTCGGGGTCACGCATACGCTTTACTACATACAGGTCATGCTCATAAATTAGGTCTGGCTCTTCGCCATCTTCGGCGGGGCGGGAATAAACTCCGCCGTTCTTACCTCTAAAGAATGGAAACGGGTACTCAGGAATAGTGTATGTAACCGGCATAAACGCAGCCGGTGGGGTAACTTGGACAACATTATCTTCCGGTGCGGCTTCAGCAATCTCGGCACCAAGCACAATAGGCGATTTGATCTGACCCCAATGCGGGCACTTGTCGCAGATGTTGGGGTTGTTTTTATTAAATACTTCGCAGGTATAGGGGCCTTTAATTAACTTAACTTTGTTTTCAGTCTCTTGCTCAGAGTAGTTTGGGTGCCCTTTAGATATCTCATGTACGGCTGTATCACTATCTACACAGTATGCTGCAATTGATAACGCGCCACGCCAAAGCGGCTCTTCCAAACTTTCTTGGTTATCCATCGCATACTTTATCTGAGCACACCCCTCGCTGTTCTGAGTTTTTAGCCAAATGGTTTGGAACCGAGATTGCCGGTTACCCATCAAGGCTTTGGTTAGTTCATTTAAATTGCTAGTAGCATAGTCAGGCGCCTCTCCGTCTGTGTCGGACACACCCAATAAAGTTTTAAACGACTCAAAGTCTACTGGTTGAGAGAGGTGCTGTAGTTGGACTTGCGCAGGGGGATCAGGTTTATAGTTTAAGGTCTCCGGTATTCTTAAGATAGATGCTGCATCTGATGTACGAGCAGGGTCGGCTTCGAGGTTGTAATCGACGCAAAGTTTCTTTAGTTTCTCCGCTACACGCTTCCAATCAAGCCGAGGGACAGCCGATATCAAAGGCCAGTAGACATGAAGCCCCCGCCCTGAATTAACAATAGTCGGCTTAGGAAGTCCTAATGCTTTGCAAAAGTTGAGCAGGGCTAAAGCCCCATCAGCCTGATCTGCATAAGGTTTTCCTTCTCCGCAATCGATATCAAGCCAAAACGACTTAATATTTTTTACGTTATCCGCTGTTCGTGTGGAAGGCTTTTCGTACTTCGAGCAGGCAAAATAAACATCATAGTGCTTGCTTAAAAGGGATTGTATTTCTTGGTCTGCTTCTACCAGCGTCTGTACAAAGACCTGTTTGGGCAGTCCTTTTTTCTTCAAGCCGACAATGCAGTACCACCCCTCTGTGGATAGCACCGCCGACAATAGGTCTGTTGTAGCCATTCCTAATCCAAGTGGACTTTAGTTTTAAGTTTCGCAATGACTTCCTCAATCTTCTCAATCTGTTTTTTGCGAGGCATTTCTTGACCCTTAAACCACTTGTATACGGTCATACGGCTTACGCCGAAGAACTGTGCTGCGTCCGAGACTGGGATATCTTGAGCAATACACAACCTCCCCAGCATGACACCGGGGTGGGTTGCGATTGCGCGTTTGTTAGTTTCTATTAGCCGAAACGAGTAGCCGCGTGTTTCTGCCATGCTTACTCATCGTCGGTAGACCACTCATTGAGGACATCAGCAAATTCTTTCTTGGCTGCTGGCTCAACATTTTTCTTAGCCGTTTTCTTGGTCGGCTCGGCTATTTCGTCAGCAACATCTACCCGCTTTGCCGATACCGATATGGTCTTTGACTTCGGCCCATCAGTTTGCGTTGGGGTTTGTACGACTGCAGACTTAGCAGCCGGACTGTTACCTTTCTCCTTAGCAACTGACCACTCTTCACGCTCCAAAAACCTAACCGGCTTAAAGGTCAGCTTGGGGGTTGCACTGTCCGAGTCAAACTTCATCTCGGTGACTAGGGTGTTGATGTTCTTGCCTTGCGACCCTACATACTTAGCGTACTGCTGGAAGGGCATCTTATCCAAATCGCCACGACCAAAGATTGAAGTAGAAGGCAGCGTTAGTTGGAATACGTCTCCACCTATGTCGCTCTCAAGAACCACAGCAAGCCTTTGTTGGAACCGGCAAGCGCGGGAGTCGCCCGAACCAGACCCTTTAATGTTTTGGGGGCACCCATCACAGGTCTTATTTTGTGCAGACTCGATACTTGAGTCAGGCGTAATACCGTCGTTTGACCAGCAGTCAGGCGCAACCGACTCTCCAGCAACATAAGCACCAGAGTAAAACTGTCGGGATACGTGCGGATTGCCGTTAACAATAACTACGTTCATCGCACGGTTTTCGTTCTTAGCAATCTCTTCACCGCTAACCATCATGCGGAATACACCGCCACGAATAGAAATACGTTTTAGTGCTGTATTACCCGCCAAAGACTTAGTTAAGTCATCAAGTTCAACTTCTTTAAGGTAGTCGGGCAGATTTTGATTAAACAAAGCAACGTTGCTCATTATTTTCTCCTAATGGTGATTTCGTACTCTTGATCCACATTTAATCCCGGTGGATGCACATCGGGTCGATCCTCTAAAAACTCACGCATATTTGTTTGATGTATGCGCTTTTCCAACAACTCCATAGCACCATGTTCACGCATGAAGCCGTAGAAACTTTCCCAATCATTAGTCCAGTACCGATTCTTAATTGTTCGGTAGGCTGTGCCATTCTCGGTTTTAAAACTTGTGACGCCGGTTTCTTTAGATATCTTTAGCAACTCTTCTTTCAGAGTTCGCATCTGTTCATCAAGGGTCGCAATTTTACCATCGTACTCGCGTGTTAAATCTTCTTTAGCGTTACGAATTTTGATGTAAACGGCGACGATTTTATCTATGGCTTTATCCATATATGTCCTCTTGGTTGTTTTTTACTATTGTATCTAAAAACTGTACTTTGTCAAGTATCTAATTCTTTTTTGTACAAATCAATTATCTTAGTGTGGAAATCTAATTTGCTCTGCAGCATCGCATACAACTTTGTTTCTACAGGACTACCTTCGATATGCACCACAGTTACAGGATTCTTTTGTCCTTGCCTGTGCGCACGCGAGTTAGCCTGCAAGTATGTCTCGATAGATGTCACTGGGGCATACCATATAACAACGTTTGCAGCAGTTAATGTTACTCCATGTGCAGCGGCTTGTGGCTGTATTAATAAAACTTTGGGGTTAGGGTTTTCCTGAAAGCGCTTGAAGATGTCTGTGCGTTTATTGACGCTTACAGAGCCGTTAATAACCTCCGACTCTATCCCTTGTTTGGTGAGGTAATCTTTTAGTAGATTAATAGTGTGAGTAAAAGGTACGAAAATCAATACCTTATGTGAGGCTTCTTCAACTACTTCTTGAATTACCTTGAGACGGTTTGATACATCGAATTCAATTACGTTGCCGTTGTCGGTGTAGACCGCACCGCCTGAAATCTGTAGTAATTTAGTCAGGCTTGAGGCGGCGTTGACAGCCGATACCTCTTCTCCAGCAGCGGCAATAAGCATATCTTTCTTTAACTGCCGGTAGTATTTCTCTTGCTGCGGGGTCATGGGGACATACCGAGATGTGTAAAGCATTTCCGGCAAGTCAAGGCATTCTTCTTTCGTATACCGAATGGCTGGCTGCAACAGGTCATGCACGACTTCGTTTGCTTTCGGCTTTGGTATCCACTTAAACCTAGTCAATTGATACATAACAGTATCTCTAAATCCACCCAAGGTCATCGGCGCTCTTTCGGGTACGCACAATTTGACAAGCCCGTAAGCATCAAGCGGGGACTGCGCAGCAGGAGTGCCGGTCATCATCCATAGCCATGTGGTTGGTTGGATAATATCTTTCATTATCTTGAAACGCTGAGTGCGGGAACTCTTATAGGCGTTTGCCTCGTCAATAATGATTAGGTCAAACTTCCCATTTTTGATATCGTCTTTTACAACCTCTACCCCATCAAAATTAATAATGACGTAGTCTGCCCCGCCGTTGATGATTTCGGCTCTTTTCTGCTTGGCTCCATAAGCAACGTCTACGTGCCTGTGGATTGCAAACTTAAATAGGTCTGCTTGCCATGCGGATTGCATAATAGATAAGGGACAGATAACTAGCACTCGACGGATAATCTTTGCATCCATCAGGTAGTCAGAAGCCCATATGGCAGAGGCCGTTTTGCCAGTGCCCTGCTCGTTAAAGCAGAACGCCCGTTTGTGTAGGGTCAGAAACGATGCTGTGTCTTTTTGATGCTCCATTGGCTTATGCAGCCCCGGCCAATCGTAGTCACGCTGAATTGGGGACGGTACTTTTTTAATCCGTAACTTACGCAAAGCTTGGGCTTCAGACAGCCCCCAGTTGACGGCTACCTCACTAACTTCCCCCTCTTTTTGTACAACTTTGCTCTTCTTAATTGTTTCTGTAATACGGCTAGGAAACTTAGTCTTAACCAGCAGTATCCGGTCATTTATTATTTGCACGCTTCTTTTCCCGTGGGCTAACTTCTGAAATTAACTTCTGTTTGGAGTCACGATCAAACGAACGATTATTGGCTGCTGACGTAACTTTTAAACCGTCTTTATGTGAACCACCTTTAGACAGCGCCTTAACGTGGTGTACGTCTTTGCCATCCCCCTTGCTAACTTTGCCAGCCTTTTCCATGATTCGCCGTGCTCGGTTGCGCTCGGCACGTTTCTTTTTAACCATCTCGGTGCCATCATAGTTTTCGTATTCTTGCTTGTAGTTGCGGTCAGCTTTGTTTGCGTAGGGCATGGTAGTCTCCTAATAAGGTTTCCCAAATTGTGGATTATTTTTGATACCTAAGTCAAGGGACAGCCTCTCGTTCTCATCCTTGACCCTGTGGTATGCCTGTCTTAAATGCTCAACTTCTTTGTGTAACCGCTCGATTTCGGCTTTGTATTCAACGGGTATAAGGTAAAGAGGGTCGGTATATTCTTCGTTTTTAAACGACGCAACGTGCCCGTATTTGTTCATCCAAACTAGGGGAGTCATTCTTTCACCTTATAAAACTTCTTGGAACCCATTCGTATTAAGTCCGCGATACCGTTCTCAACAAACCTGTTTAAGGTACGACCTACTTTGCCCTCGCTTGCAATCCATTCCCTTGCAATAGTCTTTGCCTGAACGGGAGTTTTGGGGTGAGAAAGTAGATACTTCCACACCTTCTCTTCAAAATTGGTCATCTCAATTGCCACTGTTCTTCTCCTGTAACCATCTATCTACATCCGCTACCAAACCATAAAGTTCTTGTAATAACTCGGGGCTTGGGTCGGTTATGTTTTCACTAATTAATTGAATTACTTCGTTTACATTTAGTTCTTGCCATTCACGATTCTTCATGTGTTCTTCTCCTTTAGTTTGGTTTCTAATATATTTTCTTCATCCTCATCTAGTTTTTCAAGTTCTGCTTCGTAAGCCTTGGTTAGGTCTAGTATGTTTTCTTTACGTCGCATCCATTCATAGTTATATCTAAAGTTTCGGCGCTTAATCGGGTCAAACTGAGCAATCTTTCTATTCATGTCAAACATCAACTTCAATAATCTTTCACGAAACTGCTGAGGATCTATGTCTAAAATGCTCAAATAAGTATCAGAATGCTGGAACAAAAAGTAGATTGCAGAAATTGCCTCATCTGTGGGTATACGCAGTCTCCCTAGTCTGCGGGGTTTTGATTGCGCATCTTGAATCGCTAAAGCCACAACTGCAGATAGCAACCTACGATTGGCTGTACCCTGTGCCCTGTAGTCTAGTTCGTATGACATGCTATTGCTCCTTTTGCAACTCAATTAATTTTTCAAGGTAGTGCGCGGCTTTATTTAAATCATCAACGCCACCTTTGCTTTGCCACCGAGAAACGTACTTAATAATGTTGCCCTCAAAGTACCCGATGTTGTTGGCAGCTATGTAATCCCAAGGCTGAATAGACTTGTCCTTGTAATGCGTACCGCCAACCTGTTCATCATTTGCGCTCATGGAAACACAATTCTCCTTATCTTGGTTTGTTTTCTAGCCCACTTAAGAATTAGTTCATGCTCTTTTGGAGTCTTAAAGGGCCACGCTAATTTACGCATTTCATAAGGTACATCATTTAAAGGGAAAGTAACCTCTTCAACTTTGGGGGTTTTCTTGGCTGTCATCTCCATTGTCCTTTTCCATTGTGCTCACAGTCTTTTACGTGGCAAAACTTTCTGCATGTGAAGTTCGGTCTTGCGTTCCATACGTCGTTTGTCATAGCAGCCTCAAGCCTTTGAATCTCAGGCAACCATCGCCCCCACGCATCTTCTTGTATGTTGTTTACAAATGAGGCTTTGACTAAGTCTTGGGCTACAACAAATACCAACCCTGCTTTTATCGACTGCACATGGGGGAAGTGCTTGAAAACTAATAGCGCCAGAAGTTCTAACTGTTTAGTATCAGCATACTGAGAAGACTTGCCCGTCTTGTAGTCCACAAGGTGAGCATGATCGCCATCAATAATTAGCAAGTCAGCGATACCTCTGAACCACACATTCTCATCTTTAAACCCAACCGGCTCAAAGTCTTTAGTCAGCCCCATCTCGTACTCACACAACTTAATACCGGGAAGCGCCTTGAGCGCATCTAGCGTCGGCTTTATGAAAGCGTATTTGGGGTCTAGTGACTTGTCCCCACATACATAATCTTCGGCTGCTTTGTGAACCTCTGTGCCATAGTCAAGATGTGGAGTCGGCGGTTCAACAATATCTTTGACAATCCGCATTCGATAATACTTGCGAGGGCATTGCTGAAACAGGGAGATGCTGCTGTATGACCAAGTATATTTCATTCTTTGATATGGCTTTTAACAGCCGCCCTCATTAGCCGCAGTTCAACGATTGCTTGCTCGATTGTAGACGCTGCTGCTAC